TTCAACAGGGTACGCAATATTACCCATCAGAGCAATAACGCCGCTTTGAATACGATGATAATTATTCGGGAACTTCATATTGTCATTATTGAGTCGGCAAACACGCCACCCATCACCATCAATAACCACATTACGCTGGCTATATTCTTTGGTAAAATCCCAATGAACACCACCCTCAATAATAGGCTTATTCTTAAAGTAATGAAAAACCCTAACAGCCTTCTGACTAAACTCTTGGAAATCATATTGCTTAACAGCAAAACTAATCTCAAGACCATTAGGCTCGTTAGTATCTGTACTATGAATAAGATTCAACGTAGGAACACCAGTATCATCAATAGCCGCAATATAAGTATATTGAGTACCGTTAAAATAAGAAGTAGTAGTAAAACTCTTGGTATAAGCAAACGGACTCTTAGACCCTAGACCAAGACAACCCACAAAATCATTACTGTCATTCTTATTGCTTGCACCATAAGTGGTATACAGATGCTCCATGTCCTTTTGATTAAGACCAGTGCCATAATCACGCACCGCAAAATTAGGATTAGCAGCGGTAGGCAACGTCACCTTAAAAGGATTCTTATTACCAGCACTAATATGAGAGTCATAAGCATTGGTGGCAAGTTCACGAATAACTGCCATAGTCTTGTCGGAATAAAGAGAATCCGACAGAATCTTAAACATTTTGCTCGTTTGAGCGATGGTAAACTGATTGGTGCTATTGATGCCAGCACTGTGAACTTCAACCGTTCGATCCGCGAGTTTCATCTTTGTTCTCCAAGGTTTCCTGTGTGATGCTCCAAGTATACATCGTCATTCCGCGTTGTCAACCTTACGCTTTCTGGATTTTCTGGATTGCAAGATTTCTTTTAACTTCATCGTAAAGTAAGTTCCAGCAAACGCCCCTAAAAACAAAGGAATAACATACAGCATATTTTTACTAAAACTAACAACCCCAAATGCCGATAAGGACGTTATCATTCCCGCCATAAAAGAGGACATTAAACTTTGACGAGATTCTATACAAAGAATATAATAAGCATAAAACATATCCAATATAAAATATGTGACAAATATAATTAGAGCAGTATTGATATCAAAGTTGTTCGTCGGTATCATCTTCCCAAAAGTCATCCTCTTTTGAAGCCCAAGATTCGTCAGAGTCATTATCGAAATCATAATTTTCTTCTAAATCTTCATCATCTTCTGCCAGCATAATGGTGAAATTATTTAGTATTTCAAGCATCATATCTACTTTAGCCGACATATCCTTAACTTGTTTTTTAATATCGTTTACTTCTTTTAAGATTTTTTCATGATCTTTTTCCAGATTTGTAATGTCTCTAAAAAATAATTTATCGGATTGATTAATTTTTTTAATTACGTCATCAAATTCTTTTGACATTACGTTCTCCTTATTTAAGGAAATATTATCTCACTAATTAATACACCTAACTAAGACAATTACATTCATACTTTTCACAGTAAGAACATTTTGGGCCGGGATCGGGGTTTGCCCAAGCATTAGCATTACCATCAAAACTTTCTTTGCCAGTATCTATACAAACAACCTTTTTCTTCCTACCTCTTTTGACCACTCCCACATTGTACCAATGACAATCCCAAAATTTTAAGCCGGTTTTATTGTAGATTTCATCAACAAGATATTGAATATTAGCCATGCTAATCTTAGTATTAGCAGCATGGGTCTTAGCCAATTCAGTAATGTATCCCCAATCGCTAGGGTCTGGTTGATAAAGATCATCCTCTTTTGCGAATTCTAGTTTACAGATTTTGCTATAGATTTTTGGTGCAAGATCGAACTTGGCTAGTTTTTTGTGATATTTGTATGACTCTTGTGCCTTCTTTTTATTGCGAAATTCTTTGAATACCAAATCTTTTTTATCTTTGATAGGATATACTTGGCAATATCCACCCTCATCAAACCAATCACTATAATCTATTAGATAATCAGAGTTAATCATGAGTTTTATCTACTATAATAGAACCCATAATTTCTTGAGCCACATGAATGGCTTCATTTAAGTCAGATGTTTCACACAACTTAATTGGGCCTTTTGGAATATCAATCCAGTATGATCCATAAACTCCATAAAAAACATTTCCCAAGGCATGATCGTGCATTAGAAAATCAGTAGCGTCATGGAAAATATCCAAATACCATTCCCCATATTCATCCTGAACTTCTTTTACTGTATCAACTAAAAGAAAACGAAAATTAGGATGTTTAAAATCTGGATCACTATAAACTACTCCTCTATAAAATTTATTTGGTAAACTTACCATAGTGATTGTATCCCTTCCAATCTCCGGTTAAAAATTCTTGTCTATTAGAATAGAGAGGCACAACTTTCTCATCGGTGTTATGAGGATTATCCGTTATTCTCAGATCGTAAAGATCGTGTCTTTCATTTATAAGACCATAAGCAACAGGATTCTCAAACACAGCAATAAGTTTGTTGTATTCTTGTTTTAGTCTGCTAAGTTCTTGCTCACAACTAAACCATCGTTTAGAATCACTACTATCTTCTTTGAGTTTTTGTAGTTTATCTTTAGCGTTATTTACTACAAAACGATCAGCACCATTTGCCCAAGCAAATTCGATTAGAAACTCAATAGGATCAGAATTTTCGTTCATAAATTATTCCTTGTTTAAGTAGGAGTGGTGAGAATCGAACTCACACTGTACGGATTTTAAGTCCGTTGTCTCTGCCTTTGGACTACACTCCCATATAGTAATCGACTACAACAATCAAAGTTTGAGGTTGATTATGCTTGTGTGCCTCATCCATTTAAACTGTTGTAGCCGACTACCAATGATTTATAATATCGACTCTCAGCCGTTATTGTGAGCCTTGAGGCGACGAACAATCTCAGCCATAGCCTCGACATTATCAACTGTCTTGGTAGGCTTTGCACGTTCCATAGAAGGAAGTTCAATACCCTTCTTGGACAAAGCAGCCTTTGTACGAGCGTAACGAGCCATCGTACTAGCAACCTTCTGACCAGTCTTAGTGGCAATTTCAGCATAAGTCTTGGACGAATAAACCGCCTCAAGAAATGCCTCGTCGCTGCAACGAATACGGGTCTGCTTCTCAACATTAGTAACTTCAGCCATAATCAACCTCCAAATCTTAAACAACCAACCGTCTTTGCGAGTCAGTCACGCGACTGATCCTCTCGCTTGGACTCTTGTATTCTATCATCCTTTATCGGCTTGTCAACTGCCCAACTTGAATTTTTTTGTTTCTTACCAAAAATATTTTCCCAGTTATTTTCCCAAACTGAATACGAAACAGTTTTTGGCCTTCTTTTATCACCTTTACCATTACTCATTTTAATATTTCCGATATGTCTATGTTTTCAAAAGTTTCAGTATTTTTACTAATAGTTATTTGTGTGGCGTTTTGTTGTGTTATTGATGATAATTTATTTGTGTAATTAATAATTTCTTGCAGAGTATTTGCACAAGACGGTAAGGATTTAACTATAAAATTATTATATGTTTTATATGTAGATATTTCTGCTATAATTTTAGAAATAATATCATCAACTATTAATAATATTTTTGGATCTTCTCTATATCTATTTACTAGTCTTTGTGCTATCCATTTAAGGTAGTCTAAATCATTTTGGTTTAACATATTTAACTTTCAAGCACAAAACTCCAGTATCTACTATCTTCTTTCTTTTGAAGATTGTCCCAATAGAGACAGCGAGCGATATATGGTGGAATCTTGTGCTTACCACAATTTACCACCCAATGTCGTTCCATCTTCTTGTAAGAATCGGTTCCGCTCTTACTCTTATTATACTTCAGATGTTCCATATCGTAAAGGCGAAGTTGATGAACATCACCACACAATACTCTAGCCTCATTGGGATGAATCATTTCAAGAGCAAAACTAACTTTAGCCAAACCAATACCATTAATCTTGTTTACAATTTCGTCACGCTTCTTAACGTGACCCTTCTTGGTGGTAAAATAAAAGTCTTTAGGATTATCCCAAAACTTTGTGGCAAAATCCCAAATATACTTTGTACGATTATTGTGTAGACCAACGCCACTCTTGTGGAGTTTTTCTCTCAAAAGATTCTCGTCATCAACCCATTCGTTGAAATTCTTGATAGCATTGTATCCTGCACAATTACCCTTCCATGTAGTATGAACGCTACAATATGCAAAAAGATAACGACGAAAAATATCCTCCACGTTTTGCGGACGCACACTCTCCCAATATTCCTTATATGAAACTACCTTGTCTTTAGGAAAAGTAGCAAAGAAAATATCGGCCTTGCTCTTATCAAGAGTTGTATTCTGAATCGGAATAACAGTGTTTTCAACAATCATGGTTTTCTCCAATGGGTATGCTACGATTCTACACTACTGGTATCGGTTTGTCAAGACTCGTTTCTTTAAACGGTTCTCGCAGCACCGTGTAGAATTTTAAATGTGGGGAATCGTAGACTGATGCCACCATCTTGGTTCTTAGTTTCTTCAAAATACTGTACTTCAATAATCTTTCCAAGAATCTTATTGGGATCTTGATAAAACTCTTGACGTTGTTCAATAGAGAATCCGCTTCCAACTCTCACAATATATCCCTTATGTTGAATCATCACACAAGAAAGCATCGTTTCCTCATGCTCTTTACCATTAAGAACATATCTAAATGGCCCCATTTCAACATCGACTACTTCATATTCATCATCAAAGAAACTTTTAAATTTTAGAAGGTCTTTGGATCGCTTACCTTTATATGGTTCATCAGCACGAAGCATCAAACCCTCCCAATCATATTCCTTGGCTTTGCCTATCCACTCACTAAAATGGTCATCATCTTTAATAAGTTCTTGACCAAGCACACTAAGACAAGTACAAGTATTATCTCTCATAACTTCTTGTAGATTATTATAGCGAATAGAATAAGGACGATTCTTCACACCCTTCTTGCTATAGAATTCATCATGCGAGATCATATCAAAAATCTTATAGGAAGGATTAGGAATAGTATGATCCTTCTTCTTTAGTTGTTTCATTACTCCTTGGAAATCCTCATTACCCTCATCATCTACAAGACAAAGTTCGCCATCTAGGACGGTATTAGTAATGTTAAGAGCCTTAATACCGGCCCTAACAATAGCAAGAGTATCAAATTCTTTTCCCGTGCGGGAATAGAAGGTAGCATCACCATTGCTATCAACAATAGCAACACATCTAGCACCATCAATTTTTCTGCTAACATACCACCCATCCTTCCAATCTACAAGTTTAGGCTCGTACTTATCTGCCAGAGCAACACTAAACTCTGGAATATGGTCAGGAATAGCCTTGTTGATAATCTTGTCACCAGCACGGGTTTTCAAATCCTTGTCAATAATGCAATGGATAAGTTCCTCATAGTCTGGATAAACATCCACAAAGGCATTTACTGCACCGATAGCATCGTGACCAGTTATAACACGATCTCTCAAGTCATTAAGAAGCAAGAAAATATCATAATACTTTTGTCCATCCAGATGACTCTTTTTCTTGAGATTATCACTAGTAACATTGTATTGCCACAACGGATGATAGGTATAAAGCAAAATATTCTTGGTGAAAGATGCTGCGGCACTATTGTGTCCGCAATAATCCAGAATAATACCTTCTTTATCTTTAGTGCTACTAGTGGCCCTAAGATCACGAACCATCCCCTCAACATAATCAAAATCGTGAATCATCTAAAAATTC